CTTTAAACCAGAGGTAACAGAGCCAAAGCCCTTCTTGGTTTTATCTACCGCACTGATAATAATCTTGGTGTTTTCAGCCATCTTTCTCACTCATTATTTGGTAGTAAGCCATCCACTCGTTAAAGTGCGTGACGGACATTTGCTCTGCGTCTTCGATGCTCATATGCAAGCGATCAGCCAAAGATAAAAGATTCATCCTCGATTGATCGCGTTTTAGTTTTTTGAGGCAGTCTCAACCGATTGGACATCGGCAAACATTTGGTTGGCAATTTCAGAGATAACCGCTGTTTCTTCACCCATCAGATCAATGCGATCCTCTGAGCTTGTAAATAGCCGATCACCTGACTCATCCATTGCTTTCATTAGAATTAGATCAACCATCGCTCCGATTGTCGTATTCTCAAGAAATGCAGGGTGCTTCTTTTGCAGTTCATTAAGGTCATAGCAAGAGATTGTTCCACAGAACAACTTGAAGGGAACGCCCTTCTCATCAGCCCACGCTTCAACCACTACCTCGCGCAGTGGTATTGTTCGCCTTGACCGTAACTCTTTAGCCAGACCCATTATGAATGCACTGCTTCAGATACTGTTCCACCTGTAATAGAAAAGCTCGCTTCAACCATGCCATCAAAAGATACACTGATTGATTTGTTTGCAACTATTCCAGTTCCAGAATAATACTTTGACGAGGCAGCCGTACCCGATGGAGAAATTTCAAAATCAATAGACGCTCCTGCATCTAGAACCAATTGCTGTGCATCAGCTTGATCCCAAAAACAATCAAGAGAAACACTTGTCTCGTCCAGACCAGAAGTATACTTTCTCCCTGTATCTCCCATTTTTGTAACTTCTAAAATATTATTACCAGTGTCTATTGTGAACGACTTTACCTCACCCACGACAGCCTCGTTGACTCCTGCTAATTGTAATTTTACTACGCCTGTTTGACCTGTAACTGTAGCCATTTTACTTTCCTCTTCTTTAAGTTGTGCCGCGTGTGTATTCGTACATCACGCGAACCGTTAAAATAACCCCACCAATAGGGTCGATTGAACCTTCGTCTATTTCTACTTGAGTGATTTGCGTATCTTTAGCAAAGCCGCCTCTAGTTCTGTCCACATCAAGACCCTCTTCAATCGCCTCGATGATGTTGTTTCTCGCCTGGTCAATAAGCCCTGACTTAACAAAGCAAACTAACTCGTAGTTAATGGTTGCGATGCGCTTGCCTATTGATCCACCGATGGTCGAATCTTCACGATTCTCATCAGCCGTTCTAACTAGAACAGCCGGGTATTGTGCGTTGGATAACTTATCGAACTGGAATGGCTCTCTGGTGACATAGCTTATGCGTACAGGGGCTATGACATCTTGGAGCGTGGTAATGATGTTTGCTGCAATAGATTCTCTAACGCTCATGGTAAGAACCTCTCAAATGTCTTTGCCAGTTTCTTTTCTTCTAGCCGACTAAAGCCAAAGAACTCTCTGGTTTTATTGTTGTTAGATGCCTTTTTAGCATCAGTGCCTCGCAAGAAAAAGATCTCAGCCTTTTTGCTGTTAGCTTTGACGCTCATACTCCCCAACATCTGACCAGTAAAGTTAAGGTCTACATTGACCGGGGTGCGCCCTTTCTTAGCTCTAAAGAAAGCGTACTTTTCACTGTATGGCTTAAAGCGTTGACCATTCATGTCAACACCTTTAGCAGTTCTGTCTTGTATAATGTTCAAGCCAATAGCGGCTGTCTTAAACAAAGCCTTTTGGATACCTGCTTTGATCTCTTCTTGACGCTTCTTAGCTATGCCCTTAAAGCTCTTGGGCTTAATATCAACCTTGACCGCTAGGCTCATCGGACTAAGCGACCATCGTTAATAGGGGTCTTCTCATCGTCATCAATCGTGCCGTTGTTGTCATCGTCATACTCAACGCCATCTTTAAATACAGCCTCGATCTCTTCTGCAAAGCGAGACTTATAAAAATCAATCATGCCCTGAAAGCGATCACCATCGACCCAGTTGGTCAATTGCGGTAATGCGTACTTCCATAGGACTAAATAAGCATTTGCGCGAGTCCATTGCGAGTCCGTCAAGTATTGTGCTTTTAGCTCACCACTAAACCCTCGCTTATCCCACCAATCAGCACGAATCTTGCGCTCAATATCTGCTTGTGCTTTTGCGTGGTCAGTAGAGAACGAATCAATACCAAAACTTAGGATGTCAGGGATGATGTCCATCAAATCCGCGTCACTAGAAAATGCCATATATACCTCAATAAAAAAGCCCCACCCCCGAAAGGATGAGGCTTGTCTTTACTACTTAAACAGCCGCGTCAAAGAACAACTCAACACCGTAAGTATCATCAAGCTCGCCAACACCGTAAACGGCAGTTGCGTTAAGCTCAGTAGCACGTAAGGATGCATCACGCTGAGTTTCGATCTGGAAGTCACGCTTTAGTGCAATCGCTAGTGCTTCGCGAGAGAATACAGCGCCCTTCACATCATCGTTACCGTCAACAGTTAGGTTGCTTGATTGGAAGATATCAACACCGCCCAAAGAACCAACAAAGCTACTACGCATTGCCTCGTTCTGAGCATCGCCACCGTTAGGGTTGGCAAAAGTGTTCGTCAAGTTAGCCTTCAACTGGTACGCAGTGAATGGGTGGATAACAGCGGCCAAAGAACCAGGCGCGTTGTTGTTTTGCAGAATCGCAACAGCCTTAAAGATGTCAGCAACAGTAATTTCTGTTCCTGCGCCACCTAAAGAGGTTGAGAATCCATCAAACAGACCAAGAAGGTCTTGATCCATTTTCTTAGCAATAGCCGAACCTAAAACAGTTCCTAGCTCAGTTGCAGGGTTGCCGTGTCCGTCACGCGCAAGATCAGTTAACAATACCTGTGCGCCAACTTCTGCGATAGTTACAGTCACAGATGAAGTGCTGACAGTGGTGCTTGACATATCAGTGCCTTCTGTCAAGGCCGCTGCTGCAATCGATGGGTATTTCGGAATTTGTATCGTCTTACCCGGAGTTGCACCGATGTTGTAGGGAGTTACCAAACCAAGCATAAGAGACTGCTGTTCAGCGGTGAATCGAGCCTGTGCGATGATATTTGCAAACAGGTCGTCAAGAGTTGTACTAGTTGTTGCTGCCATGATTAATTGCCTTTTCTATGGGCGAAAAAAAACCGCCAAATGGCGGTCTATTTCATTAAGTTAAATCAAGATGGCTAACGCTTGGATGCGGCAAAGGCCTCTCGGCCACCGTTCTCCCAATTGTCTACCATGTCTTGATGAGTCATTGTTTTTTGGACTGAGCCGCCAGAATTACCCTGACTGCCAGAACCGCCTGCCGATGCCCTCACAAAATGAGGATTGACAGTAAGAAATTCTGATACCGCTTCACCAACAGATAACAAATCACCTTTCTCGTTGTAGCGAGGGGTGTTATTGCCATCTACTACTTCAACAGTCCCATCCTCTGATAATCGAACTTGATTCTTTAGCAGAGTAGAAACTTGATCGGGATTAACCGCATTGTTAATAGAAGCCGCAGACAACAAAGCACCGTCAACGAGTGTTTGATGTAACTTGCTCTTATAGGCGTTTATTTCCTGATCCTTTTTGCTTACCGTATCCTTCAAGATAGTTTCAAACTCACCGCGCTCTTTTTGAGCTTGTACATTGGACTCATCACGCTCTTTTAAAACCTGCCTGGCTTGATCTAAATCAATATCACCAATCTGGCTTTCAAACTTGCGTGTTTGTCGCTCCAATCTACCTGCGATCATTTTGTCTACTTGAGCTTGTGTAAACGTCTTTTCCTGAGTTTCTACTGCCGCTGTTTCAGTATCAGCTTCTGTTGCCATGATTTCTAAATCGCTCATGTGTACGAACCTCCCTTTGGAGTAGTTAAAAATTCTATTTAGCTTTCTTTTTTTTCTTCTTGGGTCGCCCTACTTTTGACCCATATGTTCCTTTACCTTTTGGCATGATTTACTCCTCAAAAACTGGCCTCCAATGGTGTCGGCAGTTATAACCA